CTGCTGCTGCTTCGGCTTCGGCCACCACGGGAGCGACACCCTCAGCGGCGGCCACAGCGGCGGTAGCGCCGGCAGCTTCAGCGGCTGCCCGTGCGGCGACGGCTTCTTCTTTCATGCCCTGGTACGACTCGAACGTGCCAGTCAAACCACCGCCAGCCCATGCGACCTGATCCAGTGTGGCGTGCATGAACGGGGGACCGTAGCCGAGCCCGTTGACCTTCACCGGGTTCGTGAGGGGCTGCCCGTCGAGGGTGGTCAGGGTGAGGGGTGTCATTGCTGGGTCGCCGGGCGCGAAGATCGTGACCATCGCGTTAGGCGCCACGAGGCCGGGGTTGTTCGGGTCGTGGGCTTCGATCTGCTTGAACGTGTACGCCATCAGGGGCGCTCCTTACTCGCGGTTTTGTGCGGGAGGTATTATCGGCCTTGACAGGCGTGCTAGACCTAGAAGATTACGCCACTAATTTTTATGTGACGCTGCTGGTTTACTTCGGGACGTTCGCGGACGCCAGGGCGCCAGCAGGGGTGCCCAGTACCGTCGCGCCGAGTCCAAGCCACACCGCGATCTCTTCGGCCGTCAGCCAGCCGTACAGCAGCGCCACAGGGCCAGCCGCGGCGAGGACCCGGTACACGTATGCGCGCACCCGCGGGTCATGGATCCACTTGTTCGGGGTTTCGGTTGCTACGTGATCGGCCATTACTGATGTCCTCCGTTGACGGTTACGTTGACGTCCACGACGCCTTCCTCGAGTGCTGAGGCTGCGCCGAGTTTGGCGCCTTCCTCCGCTGCGGCTTTGACCCCGGCCAGAAGTTTCGCTTCGTCCAGCGCTTCACCCTTGCTCAGAGCGGCGATTGCTCCCACGAGGCCCTTGATCTGCGCCGTCTGGGATGCGATGAGGGTCTGGTTATGGACCACGATGGGCAGGATGCCGTAGTTGAACTTCTTTCCCTTGTGGGTGCCGCCGTCCCAGACGCCAGCCCATGTGTTGTTGATGTCGTTCTGAATGGCGCTCAGCCTCTGATTGAGGTCGTCGTATTGGCTCACGGTGAATGGCTCCTTCGGGGTTTGAACGGTCGTGGATTGGGTACTAATACGTGCGAGGATGGTGGCGGGGTTGATGCGCCCGTACATGCGTGAGTTGACGATCCACCCGTTAGGCAGAACCTCGAAGTGGAGGTGGTCGCCGGTGGATCCGCCCGTGTTACCGGACGGGCCGAGTACCTGCCCCTCAGACACACGCTGATCCACCTTCACGCGGGCCCCGCCTTCGAGGCAGTGCGCGTAGATCCCCACGAAATCGCCGTGGTCCACGACGTAGCAGTACCCGGCGAAACCCGGAGCGATCCAATAAGGGTTGTCCGCGTAAGTGCCGCCGAACCAGCCCACATGCAGCACAGTGCCGTCCGTGACGGCCTTCACGGGTGTGCCTGCCGGGCAGGGGTAGTCGATGCCCGTGTGCCCGTCAGGCTGATAGTTCCCGAACCTCTGGATCAGCCAATGGTCCACGGGGAGAATGCTCGTCGGGTTGTCCCCGAAATGCTGCGACGGCTCGTAATTGACCGGCTTAATCATGGGTTCACTCCGATTACTGGCGGTGGTGGTCCTGCCGGGTCGCACGCGTAGGTGGTGGAGCCGGGCGGGTTGGGTGTGCAGGTGTAGGTGGTGTTCGCCCAGGTGAAGGTGAAGGACGACGGTGCGGGGCCGGTAGCTCCCGGTTCACCCTGAGCGCCCGGTTCACCTTGGGCGCCTGCTGGTCCAGCTGGTCCTTGGCAGGCGTTGTTAGCGCAGACCTGCTGCACAGCCGCTAGAACAGCCTCCGGTGTCGGTGCCGGCCCTGGTGCGCCGTCCTTACCTGCGGGGCCCACACAACCGCCCGTAGAGCAGTACGTTGTGACAGCAGCGAGGACCATCTCAGCGGTAGGCGGCGGACCAGCGGGGCCGATTGTTCCGTCCACTCCGTTAGCGCCGGCTTCACCCGGCGCCCCGTCCTTACCGTCCTTAGCCGGTTCTCCGTCCTGACCGGCGGGCCCGGTGCAGCGCCCGTCAGCGCAGAACTTCACGAACGCAGCGGCAATGTCGTCGGGTGTGGGTGGGGCACCGTCGCGGCCGCGGCAGTTCCCTTCCTCGCAGTATTTCCGGAACGCCTCAACCAGTTCCTCTTGCGAGGGGCCGAGCAGTGCCGGCGTTTCAGCGGGTGGGGGTGCGGGTTCGTCCGCCGCCTCCGCCCACTTCTCGCACAGGGCCGGGTCGTAAATCTCCCGGCCACCTGACCCGCACAAAGCCTTCTGGGCTTCCTTAGCGATGGTCTGTTTCTCCTGCGCCTGCTCCGCCCCGTAGCGTGCGTTCTCGTCCGCTAACCTGTCACGGTCGAACGCGAGCCAGCCACAGACCACAGCTAGAAGCAAAGCTATGACAATCGCCGCAACCATAATCAGGTTCCGGCGCCGAGCTAAACGGTTCTGCCGGTGCAGGTCTTCTTCTTGCGCCTCAATGGTCCGGTCGAACTCCGCCTCATTGCTCATCGTCATCCTCCGGCCATTCCGCAGGGTCGGGTTTGATGTCATGCGCGACAAGCTGCTCCCGCCACCTGTCACCGGCGCGGGTGCGTGATGCGACTTTCCGGCGTAACGCGGCAACTGTTTTCTTCAGTTCCTCGATCCGGTCTTTCAGGGTTTGAATCACTTCAGCCTCCCGAGAGTCACGCCGTTTGTCCGCCCTGTTGACCAGCCATGCGATACCGCCGCCGACGACGGTGAGGAAAGTACCGAGGGGCACAAGCCATTGGAGATCCACACTGCTGGCCCTCCCTAACGGGTTAGATGAAGTACGACAGGTTGATCGTGAACAGCGCGTTTGTCGTGAACCCGTAAGACCCTGACGTGCTGCGGATTGTGAGGGAGCCGTTGGGGTTCACCGTCGCCGCGGCGTTGATGTGGTTCCCGCCGCCCGTGATGATGATCGGCAGGTACTTCACCGGGGGAATCGTTGAGCGGACAGCTACCGGGATCAGGGGGATAAGGAATTCCCACTCCTCGTATCCGAGGGTGAACGCCGGCCCCGTGCGCTTCACATTGACATCGATTGTGATCCGCCGCTTAGACCCGGCAGGCTCTGAGGTGATGTCACCCGTGACCGACCAGCCTGTCGCGGAGACCGGCGTGTGTGACGTGGGTTCGCCCTCGATAACCCACCCCGGAACGCCGTTATCACCGCGGACGTACTGGTAATTCTTTGTCCCGACCCTGAGTTCAGCGCCGAGGACTTCGAGGTAGGTTTTAGCTTCCTCACTCTCAGCGACAAGCCCGCCATGCCCGGCCCAGCAACGCAGGTCAATGCGCGCCCCCAGCAGGGTTCCGTTGACCTCCTGCAAGTAGAGCGGCTGGTCGTCCATGATGCCGGGGCGACGGTTCCACTGATTCAAAGCGGTCCCGACAGTGGGGTAGCCCTTCACAGAGCCGCCCTCAATGATCTTGATTTCGGACACGCCGCCCGGTGGCTGCCAGTCACGCCGCAACACGACAAGATCCCAGCGCGTACCCGTAGCGGCGGCGAACTGGATCGTGGGGAGGTTCGTGCAAACATCGACAGTGCCCGGCCCCAGCGCGGTCCCGTTCCCGATAGCGACGATCCGGTCGCCCGGCTGCGTCGTCGCCTTCAGATCATCGGGCCCCTCCACCGAATAACGGTGAAGCATGTCCGCAAGCTGAACCTCATCTATGGTGCCGTCGTAACCGGCTGTGGTGATCGCCATCGGGTGTTATCTCGCTTTCAGGTTTGTTAGTCCACGCCAAAGGGTTTTGATTGCGTTGGCTACCTTGGCGTCGGGTGAGTTCTCGGTTTTGCCTACGACGGGCAGCACTCGGAGGCCGTCTTGCCGGTTCCAGGTGATCGTCGCGGAACGCAGCACGTCCTGGATCACGAGGGCGCCGGCGCGGATGGTTACACGGTCCCCGACGACGACGGTCCCGTACCGGAAATAGGGTGTTTCGGAGAGTTCCAGTTCGAGGCCATTCTTGGGTTTCCCCTCGAACAGCACCTCGGAGTTGGACTGGTCAAGTTCCGCGGTTGTTTCGCCGTTCCTAGCGTCCGCGAAAACCTCAACCTTCCGCCCGTACAGGGTGGCTAGTCCGGGGTCGGATGCGCTGCGGAACGTCCGTAACGTGCCCTCACCC